ATCAACAATTTCTTTAGCAGTCTTGATGCCCACGCCGGGAAGAACCTGAGTCAGACCTTCAGGAGTCAACGTATTTAAGTTAATTCGGTTGTCAGTCGGGATCTGCGGACGCACGACTGCAACTTTTCTCTTGGAACGGCGATTCCTTAACGAAGGTTCGCTCGCCTTAGAACTTTTATCTTGTGCATCTTCGATCTGGTCTTTGTGAGCAAAGAAAACTTTGCCCGAAGTGTTAGAGCGAACCATAAAGTATTCGCCCTCGTCGTGCTTCGAGAGGACCTGAACTTTAATACCGCTGGGTTTGTAAATGGTTTCAGACATTGAACAAACAGTATATGACCACTATCTTATACCAATTTGCAACAAAAAACCCCTCCCGAAGGAGGGGCTTATGCGGTTCACCTGATTGAATTCTATCAAGCAGGCGTGGTTGAGGTATAAGCAGAAGACTCGATGAGGCCGTCGGGCTGAAGAGCCACTGCTTGACGCTCAGGAGCTTCGTCGGGAACGATCCAGCAGACTTCGCAGATAGCGAGAGCCTTGTCGTTACCAGACAGCTTGTTGACTCCGGCGCGAGGATCATAGATACCCGAACCTTGAGCCAGACCAGAAGCAGCAGCACCGCCAAGGTCGGTGGTGGTGAACAGCTTCCACTGGGTCTCTGCAGACAGAGCAGACAGGGAGCTGGAGTCGATGATGTTCACAGAAGCAGTGCTTCCGTTAGCGATCCGGCTGGAAGCGCCGGTCACAGACACACCGAACTGACCAGACACGACAGTGCCGTCGTCAAGCAGACCCTCGCCCACAGCGGGAACCAGGGAAAGCTGAGGAGTAGCAGAGCCACCGGCAACACCGCTGCTCACCACATCGCCGCCGTCAACGCGCAGAGAAGCACGATAAACGTAAGCGGTGGCAGGCACGCTGATGCCGTCGGTGATATCAGCCCGCACATCCTTATGGAAGTCAGGAGAGGGGATGATAACGTCAGCGTTCAGGAAGGGCTGTTCAGCAGAGTTCTGACCAGACCCGTAAGGACGGGTGTAGTAAGCCAGCTGATTGTTGGTGCCCAGAGCCTGATAGCTCAGATCCACATAGCCGATTGCCTGTTGGGCAATCCAGCCGGGACGGAAGACCACGCCCACGGGGCCACCAACGGGCTGATTGGTGTAGCTCGTTTGAACGCCATTGGCGTTCTCGAACTGCATGGTTTTTTCTTCGTGCCAGTAACGAAGAACGTTGGTGTAGTTGCCGGGATAAATCTTGGCAACGTGGAGCTGGTTGGAATTAATAGCCATCGTTAGTTACCTCCTCAAGCGTCGAAAGAGTAGGCAACGGTCACGAAGTCTGCATTGAGCAGTTCGAAACCAGCGTACAGACTCCAGATCATCATGATGAAGCGGCTGAAGTCGTCGTTGTTGTTGAGAAGCACCTGAGCGTTGTTACCGCCGATGCCCACACCAACAGACTGAGGACCGAAGAACATACCGATCGCAGCGTTGTAGTCAGCGGTGCTGCTAGCAATATCTGCGCTCTGGGTCTGGGAAGGCATGTTGGTGGATTCGAAGAATCGCACACCCTCAAAGACAAAGCCAGTCGGCATGATCGGCTCGCCAGCCACGAAAGTGGCCTGACCGAAGCCTTGACCCATGTACAGTGCAGCGTTGGGCTGCATTGCGGACATGAGCGGGTTGATTTGACCGTTACCGGGATAACGGGCCACCTCGCGGAAGTCGCTGTTCTGACGCAGGTGCATCAGGAAGGTGGGATCGCAGACGCAACGATAGAAACCGTCCTGGTAGGTCGGAGTGTTGCGCTTACGCAGGGACTTGACCACACGCAGGAGGTCGTCCTTGACGTCGAACTTAGCTTGCTCGGCGTTGGTATAGCTCAGAGAACCAACAGACTGATCGCCGGGGAAGTAGTAACCGCCCTGAGAATCAGAAGCTTGGCCCTTAGAAACAGCCTTGAGGAGTTCGTTGATGAACACCCGATCACGCCAGCGACGGTAGTCGTCAAGCAGGGTGAGGCTGCCAATGGATTGGTGGAAGGTGGTGAGGTTACCGGTATCCAGCAACAGACGCTGGGCGGTAATCAGGGTCTCACGCGCAATCTTAAAGGTAGAAGGCTGGGTAGGATCACTAGGATCTGCAGGACCTGTGTACTCCTTAAGAGTCACCAGGACCTTGTCCTTGACAATGTTCCTGCTGTTTGCGGTACCGATGGTTTGTTCAGCGGTACGTTCGCGAGATTCCTTGGAGCCAGGGTTACCGAAGAAACGGTACAAATGTTAACCTAGAGGCTCTTTATCCCCTAGTTCTTACAGTTTGCCATCCTGCAAGGTCAGACTATATCATCAAGGTGCTTACACAGCACACTTGCTCCGCGCTCGTGCCGCCTTATCGCCTTCATCCACAAAGGGGATGGTCAGGCTCGTCTCATACTCTCGCTTACTTTTTGTGTTGTAGTGCGAAAAGTAGAGAGTGACTTTTTTTCTCATCGAGGTGTGAACAAACGGACGTATCTTTGCAAGAAACCTAGGCATTAAACTGCGACAGATTCTTACACGATACGAACTGCCATCTCGATAGGGTTTAGCTTCAACGCCGGTTAATTCTTGAATCCAGTCACACACTAAGCGTGCTTCGCCCAGAGGACGATATAGATTCAAGATGCCTTTGTTAACAGCAGATGTAGTTGCGCCCACATTGCCGTCGTCCATCCAAAAGATGGCTAAAGCCTCTAAACCCAAAAGATTCAGCACTCTAGATGTAAATCGTTTCTCTCCATCTAAATAGAAAAGAGAGTAAAGCTCCTTAAGAGCCGGATTTACGACCATAGACTGACACGACATATAGTACTTATTAGTACGAGAGTCGTAGACAGCACGTGGCCTGCTGACAGTTCCTTTGGTTCCCAATTCCTCGTTAATCCGGTTCATCTTGTAAACCAGATACTCTCTTTGATCCGCTGAATGCGTAAAACTGAGATAGACAGAGTTAGGACGCCCAGAGGGGATACCTAAACATCCGTCGCCAGCGACGGCGGCAAGAGTAAAAAGAGGAAGAGAAGTCACAACGGTAGTCGTTGAACCTTCCGATCCTTTCAGATCGGCTTGGCTGCTGATTCCCCATGAGCTTAGCTCAGGGAGGGGTTCCAGCAATTCACGGAGTTTAAAGACCGCTACCTAGTAACTTAACGGTCTAACTGCACAGTCTGCCCTGGTTGCTTGCTGAAGTCATGGACTACGACAGGCTCCGCAGCCATCTCTACGATGTATGCGGGGTGAGGACGGTACAGTTCAGCACCAAGAATCTTCGGAAAATCATTATCGATAAACATCGATAAAAAGTCCGTAGAAACTACTTTGTAATTCTACGCTTACTTAACAACAAAGTAATAGAAAAGTGTTGCACATTTAGCGCTTAACCTAATCGCCGAATCATACCCCTCACCCCCTCACCAAGCACACCGTAGACAGCACCATAGTTAGAAACATACCGCGTGGACCTACCGCGATACATGTTCCGAATAACAGTGCTCATCTGACCAGGAGCGTCAGAACGAACAGCCTCAGAGAACGTTTGACAGTAAACAGGCTGATGGTATTCCCACGCTGCACGAGATCCTGACGTATCGTTTGTCGGATTAGTTAAAGCAGGGTATCGAGCACGCGCATATGAGTTAGCACCACCGTAACTTCCTTGCTCAGCCGTGTTATCAGCTGGAGTTTGGAAAGGGTCATAAGCCTGGTTGTCTGGTACCGCAGCACCGAACCATGTGTAGGGTCCAATGTCCCTCAAACCAGGCTGAGGTCCGAATGCAGTTTGAACTGTAGAATTTGCAGTTTTAAGCAAGCCCTGTCGACGATAACCATCTCGAATATTTAAAGTTCCTGAAGTATACGGATAGATATCACTGTAATCATTCCAGAAACCAGAAACAGCTGTAGGAACGGCACGCCACTCAGAAGTTAAATACCCGCTGTAATTAGGAGGTCCTGCAGTGATAATGCCGAAATCTGTACCAACATCAGCAACAGTAAAGTAAGTCTCTTGATATCCCCACGGTGT